TCACCGGCTTGTTCCCAAAGGGATCTCCGGGTCTGGTTGATGAGTAATCCTGTTACGCAGATCCCGACGGATAATTTCGATAGACCAGAACCAGATTAAATGTCCAAAAATTTCGGATACATTCTCATACCATGGAAGGTCAACCAAAGGTGGAGTCAGCCCCATGAGAGGGAAGGAAATCATATGTACGAAAAGCTGTGCCAGCGCACCAGCCAGCAAACCCTGCCAGAGTTTAATTTTGGGGAAAACTTCAGCAACAACACAGTAACCCACTGCGAAGACAATCGAAAAGATGATGTGTGTTACACCAACCCAGTTAAACACATGCCCGGCAAAGGTGTAGACGGCAGCGTTAGGATCAGCAAGCCCCATCCAGTCACGAAGGAAAATATAAGGGGGATTCAGGAAATTGCGGGAACAGTCAATTTGCCCGGCAGCCCTGATTAATGATTCCGGCCCGCATGCAGCAGTGAACATATCAGTCGGACTGCGGGGTGGCAAAGGTACTTCAGCGCCCCATTTAACAAATGCTGATACGATACCAGCGATTAACCCAATAAATGCAGCCAGGCCATAACGCCTGCGGTTTGGTGGAGTTTGTTCAAATATATTCATATTTCATCCGTTGAATTTCATCGTGTTAACATAATCATTTAGTAGTATTCATGAAAACCACCAAATGTAAAGATGTGTATGTGATTGTATGTTCCGTATTTGCGTCAGTAACTGGAAATTCCCAATCGAGTTGCTTTATATGGCGTAACAGGAAGGCTGTGAAAGTGGTGAGAGCGGCAAGGTCGTATGCGATCTACAGCAAGATTCTCATCAGTAGAATTAATAGAGTAGCAACCACGCCGCATGGAAGAGCATGGTACGGACAGCTGGCGTGCGAATATAGAATGGTTGCCAGCCGCCGTGGATTGTATCTTCCCGGCATGACGGATCAATGTGTTTTAAGTATTAATGCCACGTCTTTTTGCTCAGGTTTGTTATAGCTGAAATAGCATGTGCTGAATCATCAAAAAGCCGGGCCAGTACAGGAACCTACTGCCTGTTTTTGTACTCAAGCACCAGATGTTCAGGCGGGTCTTTGCTGACGATGGCAAATGTCCTGAGTTCAGGCGTTGGAACAGGGAGAGCGGTTTTACCCCGAAGCTTCCCGTGCAAAAAACAGGCATAAAAAAACCAACCGTAAGAGGTTGGTTTTTCTAAGGGATTTTGGTCGACACGAGAGGATTTGAACCTCCGCCCCCCGACACCCCATATCTGCGATAAGTTAGGCTTGTACCAATGCTTCAGATTCAGTGAGTGAGGTCTGATAGCATTTTACTGCCTCAGCAAAGGCTTGCGCGGCATCTGCATTTGATACCATATATTCTTCAGTTACCCCTGTTTGAGGATGGAAAGTAATATTTCCATAAATGCAAATAGGGATTTGGTAGTTGTCTTTAAATCGACGGTCTGGCGAGCCATTCTTATTCGTTTTCGCCCATGTATGCCCATCTATGCGTGAATCACTGGGAACACCTTCTTCCTCATGGAATCTTCGATATTCTGAACTGACTTGTAATTCGCGTAAATCAATCAGAGCGAACGCCCCATCAGCTCGTGGTATGACTGCAACTCCCGGATAAAGCAAAATATCGTCGCCATTCACATTTTCAAACCGCATTGCACGACCTGTAAATTGAATGAGATCCGTTGAACTGAAATCAAAGGTAACTGGGTGACGATTAACAGACCGGGTTGCTAATGTTCTTTCAGCAAACTGGTCTGTAGCTTTATCTGCAGTAATATCCCATTTTTTGACACTCGATTTTAATATATCGAATGCACGGACCATTGCTGCATATGCGCGCTGTGAAGTATCACTGCTCTCGAAGGTTATGGCTATTTTTGTGTTGCCTTCCCAGGATATCAGGCGAGATATCTCAGCTTGCGTTAGGGGGAGTTCTGTCTCAAGTTCTGTGATGCGTCGTTTGTAAAACCAACGGAATAGACTTGATTTGCGTCGAACCAGCTCGTTCTTTTGTTTTGATTCTTCAGTAAGAGCCTCTTGTAGATCTGCTTTTATCTCTGCCCTTTGTTCTCGCGCTTTAGCAATCAAATCTCGTAAAGGTAAAAGGGAGGAACTTGTCAGGACTTCTACCGAAGCGCTGGAAATTTCATTCATGCCAGCCATGGGCATATATATTTTAGCGTTCGATGGGATGTTACTTGGGGATGCCTCCGGCATTCCAAAATGAGGTTCTGTGGAGGACGGAATTAATGGATTGGTAACAGAGTGCCCATCATCATAGGGCAGGGTAGGTGTAGTATAAGATAAGCCTGTACCCGGTAGTCCGACGGTCGCTCTGAGTCCTTTTTTCCCAACATTGACAGTTGCACCAGGTACACCGATGCTTGCGCTTATTCCACGCTTACCAATGTTGAGCCTAACGCCAGGAAACAGAGTAAAGGTTTGTCTGAAACGAAGAGACATGAAGTTATCCCTATGTAGTTTTGTGCACCAAAGTTCGAAATGTTTTTATATGAACATTGAGCTGATACAAAAGCCTATCCTTAGCTCATCTTCATACCGCCATGATGCGGCGGTTTGCTTGCTGGTGAAGTAAAACGAAAAAGCCCGCATCAGCGGGCTTTTTTGTCACTCGGGAGCCGCGGCTCCTTTGCGTATCCTTTTTTGTCCCCTCACCGTCTGGTCGGTGTCCTGCTGAGACCGCTAACTTTCTGTTTTTATTAGTGCTGTCCTGGGCTGGCGGGAGTTGAACCCGCGTCCGAAATTTCTACATAGCATTTCAATGCCAGTGAAAACAATGATTTATGTTTTTTATCAGTTGGTTAGATTTATGCGGTGTCAGTCCGTTTTATGCGTTTTTACCTTTCTGCCGCCAAATTGCCGCCATCTTTTTCACTATACATGTTATTGAGGAAGTCGCCGATTTTTGTAAGCTGTGGTGCCTGATAGTCGCCGATAGCGATAAAATCAAGATAATAGAACCAATGGTCGACAATACCACTACCATATGGAAAAATTCTATTTCCCAGAGGAAATATTTCATTCACTTTTGTATCTCGACAGGTATCAAGAAATAAATTTGTTAAATCTTGCAAACTAAGCAAAGATTTATACATACTTCTAAAGTCATAAAAAATAGAGTATAACTGATACTTTTGTGGTTTGTCATTTATTACAATTGAATATTCTGAATGATAACCACCTAAACAGAGGATGTGACATAGCTCTTCATAAGCGCTCATTAAATTATAATAAAGAACAATCCTCCTTGAGTATAAGTGTTCATCTTGCTCAGTCTCGGTAACGGTGCTGATTTGTCTACAGGCGTTATTTATCGTGTTCCATTGGTTTTTGATGGCTCTAATATAATGCATGTTTATTTCAAATGATGCCTCTGATGACCCAGGGTAGCATTTTCTATAAAGTTCTAAAGGATGTTGGATGTAAATTTCATAGTTGAGTGTAAACTCTTTACTCTCTTTGAATTTGCATTCTATTTTTCTTGTTTCAATTTTCTTATAAAATTCAGTGTGTAACTTTAAATGATTATAGTGAAGGTCGTTTTTGTTTTTTCTTTCCGCTTCTGTTATCTGCTTTTCAGTCTGAATTGTGCGGTGTAGATTGTTGACAATCGAGGCCAATGGCACCGATGCGGCTAAAAAAAGTAAAGGAAATTTTGAGATTTCTAAAAAGTGTTCGTACCCCTTGGCTGTTAGAGAAAAAGAATTGAATTTTTCTATCCAAACAAAAGAACCAAAAAATACAAAAGTTATAAAAGGATAGAGTATTGAAAACCAAAAAAGTCGTTGTTCTAACAAACTGCGGTGATCGAGTTTGAAGTAATTGGTTTTAATTTTTCTCCTTAAATATACTGCCGTGATAAGTATGTATGAAAGAGTAATGAGTAAGTAATAAATGCTTTTATCCATGAGTAAATTCCAGCGTCGCTAGAGGGTTTTTAGTTACAGCATCTTCTAAATGGTCTGGTGAAAAATGAGAATAAATCATTGTCATTTTGATATCGGCGTGACCCAGTATATCTCTCAAAACAAGTATGTTTCCCCCATTAGTCATAAAATGGCTGGCGAATGTATGGCGCAGTACATGAGTACATTGTCCATCTGGCAGATCGATCCCAGCTCGCTTCACTGCCCGTTCAAAAGCTTTTCTGCATGGAGTGAATAATTTCCCTCGATTCTTGGGGAGCTCGTCATACAGCTCCTGAGATATCGGTACAGTACGATTCTTCTTGCCTTTGGTCTTTGTGTAAGTGATCCGATATTTCGATAACTGATGGCCCTGCAGGTTTTCAGCTTCACTCCAGCGTGCTCCTGTTGCTAGGCAGATTTTTGCAATCGTCAGGAGGCTATGGTTTTGAGAATCTGCGCAGGCATCCAGTAGTCGCTTAATTTCATCTGGGGCCAGGAACGCCAGTTCGCCCTCTGCGATTTTGAATGTTGGTAGCCCGGCAAGCGGGTTAGGGGCTGACCAGTGACCCAGCTTTTTCAACGTGCCGAATACTGATGACAGGTTGCGTTGCTCTAGGTTTACCGTTCGGGGTTTAACTGGCGACATAAGCGCGCCATCTTCATTACGTACTTCGCCCTTTAGCCGTGCTTCACGGTATTTCGTAAAGTCACCGGCTGTCAGTTCTGAGGCAACGGGATCGCCAAGGCCATTACAAATAATATTGAGCTTCGCCATCAGACGTTTGGGGTCCGCGAGAGTCTGCCCGTAGAGGGAATGCCACTGCTCAATCAACTCCGACAGTTTCCGCCGATCTTCCTTCTCCCCCAGCCACGGCTTTTTGTTTACTTCATCCATGGTGAAGTTTTCGAATGCTACGGCCTCGCCTTTCGTCGCAAATTGCTTGCGCACGCGTTTACCATCGCGCCCGTTCGGGTAGCACTCGCACAACCATTTTCCGTTCGGCTGCTTTCGAATAGTCATGATCAGATGCTCTTAATCATTTTTACTGCACGCCCAATAGTTTCTACATCGTCTACAGAGCACTCAAAAGAGGATTCATCCTGGTGAACCACGATTCGGTTACCTGGGATTCTGGCAACCTTAACGATGCTTTTCACTCCATCGATATCGACGAGCCAGTAACCGTTACTGATTTGCTTAACCGATGTATCGATCACAAAACTGTCTGTTGAGGTTTTGACAAACAGAGACTTCGAAGGCTCGCTGTCTAAAAGGCTGTTATCCAGTAGTATCTCTCCTTCTGTATTCAACTCGCCATTTTTTAGGTCAGCTTGCTTGATGCTCGGTGCGACGATCTTTGAAAGTGGACGGACTGTTGTTGTTGACTCGTTTACGGGATTTTTTGCTCGATCTTCTGAGGTGAACATTTCACCTTGACCTGTAGCTAACCATAACAGTGCAACGCCTGTTTCGAGAGCACATTGAATTACCCATTCAGCCGGGAAGCTGTCGCGTAAGTTCCTGTTTGCCATGGTGCTTTTTGATATCTTTAAGTGATCGGCAAGGGCTTGTTTTGTGGTGAAGCCATACGCTTTAAGCAGCCTATCGATAGCTTCGCGACCTCCCGTATTGGGACCTGCTTGGATGTTAATCATCAAATACTCCATTGAAGACCACTTAAAGTGATCGTAGTATCAATTCATTCCCGAATCGGGAATCCCGTAAGGCAATCTAAAACGACATTAAACAAACATAAACTGAGAGATACTGCACTATGAGTACCGATATTTCAATTCGTGTACCAAAAGAGATGGCAACGCCTGCAGAGTTCGCGGAATGGGAAGGTATTTCCCGCGGCTCTGTTTACCAGAAAATCCATCATGGGCAGCTCGCTAAATACATGGTGAAGAAGGATAAAAACAAAGGGCGCGTCAGCCTCCGCTATCTGATGTACAAAGCTGATCAAGTTCGTGAGTCCCTTGGTCATTCTAACTTCCGCATCATCGTGGGCCAGTAAGTTCAATTATGAGAACTTTTGAAGGGGCTAACATGTTTGATTATAAGATTTCCAAACATCCGCACTTTGATGAAGCCTGCCGGGCCTTTGCCTTACGTCATAACATGGCAAAGCTGGCTGAGCGTGCAGAAATGAACGTTCAGACACTGCGTAATAAGCTGAATCCGGAACAGCCGCACCAGCTCACCGCGCCGGAAATCTGGCTGCTTACCGATATTACTGAGGACTCAACTCTGGTTGATGGATTTCTGGCCCAGATTAACTGCCTGGCGTGTGTCCCGGTGAACGAAGTCGCAAGCGAGAAGATGCCGCATTACGTGCTGAGTGCTACTGCAGAGATTGGGCGTGTTGCTGCCAGCGCAGTTTCAGGTGAGGCACAAACTACCGCCACTCGTCGGCAGGCAATCGACAGCATCAACTCTGTTACTCGTTTGATGGCGCTGACGGCTGTTTCTATGCACGCCAGGCTACAAACAAGCCCGGCAATGGCAAGTGCGGTTGATACCATGACGGGCCTGGGCGCTTCATTTGGTCTGATTTGAGGTGCTTATGCTGAATCACGAACCGTCATTTGCATCACTACTTGTTAAGAAAAGCCCAGGAATGCACTTCGGTCATGGCTGGATTACAGGCAAAGATGGCAAGCGCTGGCACCCATGCCACTCGCAGGCTGAATTGCTGGCTGACCTGTCAACCATCAAACAGGGGAAACCATGGCTATTGAAGGTGCTGCAACGACTCGCAGGATAAGCCCAGGTGAACGCTATGAAGGGTTGAACCACATAGCGGAATTAAGGGCAAAGGTGTTTGGATTTAACATTGAGTCAGAGCTTGAGCGGTTTATTAACGAAATGAGCGACCCACGGGACGCAAATAATAAACAGAATAAGCGCGCATTAGCCGCCATATTTTTTATGGCTAACATTCCGGCAGAGCGTCACGGCGTCAAAATTAGTGAGCTGACGACTGACGAAAAGCGGGAGCTTATAAAAGCAATGAACCATTTTCGTGCAGTGGTGAGCTTATTTCCAAAACGGCTGACCATGCCGAATTAAACCAAACCAGAAATTAATGGCGTAAACCCGCCGGGCTTCCTTTTGCCCAAATTCAGGAGAAACACAATGCGAAATATAGAAACCCGAACCACCAAAACCGGACCAGATGATGCCGGGCTTAACCTGATGTTGACTGAGGCGCGCATGGAAGAACGCCGGGGCCGCGCTGATGTATTTGCTGCTCATCTGGAAAAGCTGGCGGTGCATATCACGCGCGGAAAACTCAACGGCACCGAAGCGGCTGAGTTGCTGCGTAACGCTGCTGAAATCATCCAGAACGAAGCGCAGGAGATCCACTGATGGCTGATTCAATGGACCTGGTGCAGCAGCGCGTGGAAGAAAATCTCCAGCGCCACATCCACAACGCCCGCGCCAAAGTGCCGGGCGTTTCCCGTGTTCTCTGCATTGATTGCGATGCACCGATCCCGCCAGCTCGCCGCCGCGCTATTCCGGGCGTGCAGTGCTGCATCACTTGTCAGGAAATTGCTGAGTTGAAAGGCAAGCACTACAACGGAGGCGCTGTATGAGCACAATCCTGAAATGGGCGGGCAATAAAACCGACGTCATGCCAGAGCTAAAAAAGCACTTGCCTGCCGGTTCCCGTCTGGTTGAGCCGTTCGCGGGCTCATGCGCTGTGATGATGGCGACAGATTATCCTCATTATCTTGTCGCGGATATCAATCCTGACCTGGTCAATATGTACCAGCAGATTAAGGAAGACCCTGAATTTTTCATCCAGATTGCTGCCGGATTTTTTAAACAAAACAGCGAGGATGATTTCAGGCGTATTCGTCGTCATTTTAATAACGGGAAATCGAACGGCAAAGTTTGGCGTGCCGCTGCATTTCTGTATCTCAACCGCCATTGTTATAGAGGGCTATGCCGTTATAACAAAAGTGGTGGTTTCAATGTGCCATACGGCAATTATAAAAAACCGTATTTTCCAGAAAGAGAGATATGGGCATTTTTCCATAAGGCCCAACGCGCAACGATTATCTGCGCCAGCTATGACGAAACGCTGGCAATGCTGCAGGCGGGTGATGTGGTCTACTGCGATCCGCCGTATGACGGCACTTTCACTGCATACCACACCGCAGGCTTTGGTGAGGATGACCAGTATCACCTGGCCTCAATTCTTGAGCACCGCTCATCAGAAGGGCACCCGGTTGTTGTTTCAAACAGTGATACCTTGCTGACGCGTTCGCTTTACCGAAACTTCCTCCTGCACAGCATCACAACCAAGCGGAGCATGGGAGTTGATGCGGGTGAGCGTAAGTCCGCAGAGGAAATTATTGCTGTATCCAGGGTGCTGAGATCTCGCCGCTCTCATTCCAGCCTTGGGCGAGTTTGCCTGGGAACTGTTGAGGTGCGCGCATGAATATCATCGACCAGCGCTGCCTCTCAACCGACACCATCAACATCATCAGTATTTCAGGTGGCAAAGATAGTCTTGCCCAGTGGCTGCGGGCCATTGAAAACGATGTTCCTTATATGTCGGTCTTTGCTGATACGGGTCATGAACACCCGCAGACGATGGACTATCTGGATTATCTGGAATCTAAACTGGGCAAGGTGACTCGCGTCAAAGCTGATTTCACGCGTCAGATAGAAGGCAAAAGAAAGTTCATTGCGGAGAAGTGGCCCGTTTCTCTGGTCGAAGACTGTGGAATGTCGCCAGACGAAGCCGCAGAACGTGTAAGCCGCGCACTGGAAATCCTCAAACCGACGGGCAACCCCTTTCTTGATTTGTGCATGTGGAAGGGGCGGTTTCCTTCAACGAAGGCAAGATTTTGCACGTTTGATCTGAAGCACGAACCCGTGCGTACTCAGGTTGTACTGCCCGCACTGGAGCTATACGACGAAGTCATCAGTTGGCAGGGTGTCCGCGCCCAGGAGTCACCTGCACGCGCCTTGCTTCCAGAGTGGGAAGAAGATGCCGATAACACGCCTGGCCTGCATGTTTACCGTCCCATCCTTAACTGGCTCCATGAAGATGTTTTCGCCATTGCGAAGCGTCACGGCATTAAGCCGAACCCACTGTATCTGCAGGGATGCAGCCGTGTCGGGTGCATGCCATGCATCCACGCCCGCAAGTCTGAACTGGCAGAAATATTTCAGCGCTGGCCTGAAGAAATCCAGCGGGTGGCTGAATGGGAGAGAATGGTTGCCGAGTGCTCGCGCCGCGGCAATTCGACGTTCTTTCCATCCACGCATGACCCGCGTCGGGCTGAAAAACGCATTGAGGTTATTACCGTTGATGCCTATGGCATTGAGACTTACCGCGACTGGGCCTTAACGACTCGCGGTGGTGCGCAGTTCGATTTGCTGGCAGCAATGAATGACAGCACGGTGTGCAGCAGTGTGTACGCGGGGGTTTGTGAGTGACTGAAAGTATTTCAGGCCGCCTCGCTGCCTTGTCTCCTGCCCAGGCCCCCGGCGGGGTAAAAAATGCTGCCGGGGTTTACGCCTGGAACTCAGCCAAAAAAGCAGTTAACCCATACCTTGACCCGGCAGACGTTGCGCCGGGTTCAGCACTTTCAAACCTGATCACTCTGTACGCTGCCGACAATGAGCAGGAGCAGCTGCGCCGTGAGGCGCTGAGTGATGAGGTCTGGGAGCGTTATTTCTTCAATGAGTCCCGTGATCCTGTCCAGCGAGAAATGGAGCAGGATAACCTCATCAGCCGCGCCAAAATGGCCCGTGAGCAGCAGCGTGTTAATCCCGATCTCGTGATTATCGCTGATGTAAACGCGGAGCCATCCCATATCAGCAAGCCATTGCTTGAACGCATTAAATATTTTCATGGCCTGGGCCGGGCAAAAGCTTACTCCCGTTATCTGCGTGAAACTATCAGGCCATGCCTTGAGCGCCTGGCGCGGGTGCGTGACAGCCAGGTGTCTGCTTCCTTCCGGTTCATGGCTAGCCATGACTGTCTGGAGGGGCTACTGGTCCTGCCTGAAATGAGCCTGGACCAGGTAAAACGCCTGTCTACGCTGGTTGCCGCACACATGAGCATGTGTCTGGATGCGGCCTGTGGTGATCTTTTTGTCACGGACGACGTGAAACCAGAAGAAATCCGCCAGGCGTGGGAAAGGGTGGCTGCTGAGGCAATGCGGCTGGATGTGATCCCACCTGCGTTTGAGCAGCTACGCCGAAAGCGCCGCCGCCGCAAGCCTGTGCCTTATGACCTCATTCCGGGATCGCTCGCGCGTATGCTCTGCGCGGACTGGTGGTATCGCAAGCTGTGGCAGATGCGCTGCGAGTGGCGAGAGGAACAACTGCGCGCCGTTTGTCTGGTCAACAAGAAAGCCTCCCCGTATGTCAGCTATGAAGCTGTGATCCATAAGCGCGAACAGCGCCGCAAATCACTGGAGTTTTTCAAGTCGCATGAGCTGGTAAACGCCGACGGCGATACGCTGGATATGGAAGAGGTGGTGAACGCCAGCAACAGCAACCCGGCACACCGCCGCAACGAAATGATGGCCTGCGTTAAAGGGCTGGAGCTGATTGCTGAAATGCGCAGTGACTGCGCCGTGTTCTATACCATTACTTGCCCGTCCCGCTTTCACGCCACCCTCAACAACGGCAGACCAAACCCGAAGTGGACCAGCGAAACAGTTCGGCAGAGCAGTGATTATCTGGTTGAAACCTTCGCTGCATTCCGCAAGGCCATGCACAAGGCCGGGCTGCGCTGGTATGGCGTCCGGGTTGCAGAGCCACATCATGACGGCACAGTACACTGGCATCTGCTGTGCTTCATGCGCAAAAAAGACCGTCGCCCCATCACCGCGCTGCTGCGCAAATTCGCCATCCGCGAAGACCGCGAGGAGCTGGGCAAAAATACCGGACCGCGCTTCAAGCCTGAGCTGATCAACCCACGCAAGGGCACGCCGACCAGCTACATCGCTAAATACATCAGCAAGAACATCGACGGGCGCGGGTTGGCTAAAGAAGTCAGCAAGGAAACGGGCAGATCACTGCGGGACAGCGCGGAGCACGTCACCGCCTGGGCGTCACTGCACCGTGTGCAGCAATTCCGTTTCTTCGGTATTCCGGGCCGTCAGGCTTACCGAGAGCTGCGCCTGCTGGCAGGCCAGGCTGGCGGAGCGCAGGGCGATAAAAAAGCAGGTGCGCCGGTTCTGGAAAATGCCCGTCTGGATGCCGTGCTGGCGGCTGCGGATGCGGGGTGCTTTGCCACCTACATCATGAAGCAGGGCGGCGTGTTGGTTCCACGTAAGCATCATCTCGTCAGGACGGCCTACGAGCTTAACGACGAGCCGAGCGCCTACGGCGATCACGGTATTCGCATTTATGGCATCTGGTCCCCGATTGTTGAAGGCCGGATCTGCACGCACGCCATCAAGTGGAAAATGGTTCGTAAGGCCGTTGACGTTCAGGAGGCGGCAGCCGACCAGGGCGCTTGCGCCCCTTGGACTCGTGGCAATAACTGTCCCCCTGTTGAAATTTTGAACCAATCAGGGGGTGAATTACCTGAAACCAAAGAGCCGGAGGCGCTGCCGGACCTCCACGATCTCAGCGCGAAGGAACGGCGGGAGCTGACAGCCAGGCTGAGGCTGGTAAAACCGAAGCGGCGGAAAGGGTACAAACAGGAAGTTAACGAGCAGCAGCGCCAGCAGCTCGACGCTGAACTGAGGTCCAGAGGGTTTGAAGCGAGTGAAACAGAGGTGGATCTGCTTCTGCGTGGCGGCAGTATTCCGTCTGGGGCCGGGTTACGTCTTTTCTACCGCAACCAGCGCCTGCAGGAAGATGACAAATGGCGGCAGTGGTACTAAGCCGCCTTAAACCGGATGGTTACAAGCCTGCCAGTCTCATGCCGCGAATACGTGCGACCTCATATTTGAGTTCGACGGCCTTGGCCTCGCATAGTCGCAATGATTTAAGCCATTGCTCTGTTGTGGGCTTACCAAAAATGTCCTCCATTACTACAACCATATAAAGGCAGCGTCCAGTGCCTAGTTCTCCTGCAATCAGGCATGCTGCATTGGTTCCACCCATAAGCTCAATACATGCTTTGCGCATAATCTAGTCCCTCATCTTGTTGTTTCTTTTAGAGGATCGCACCTATGGCATCTGCTTGAAAGATAGAAAAAACATTTTACATTCAGAGATAGGTTATATACTGTGTTTATGTACAGTTGTTTTTTGATCGGAGGGAAGATGCAGGACTATTTTTTGGAGTCATTGAAGCTCCAGCGCATTGATTTTTTTGTCAAGCTTGTAGCGGCTAGTGAGTGTGATGATGAAGAGAAGCGACTGGCTATCCAGTGGGTTTCTGAGTTAACGGATGAACTGATGGCGAAGATTCGTGCTCATGAATACAACCGCTCAATGGATCTTCCCGGTTAGCAGCAGGAACGTTGCTGGCGCAAGAACTTGTTTCTTACGTCAGCAAGGTTGAACAACGAGTACAGCGAGGCGTTAGTGAAGGCAATGTTCGCTTCCAGCTCATAGATTCTGCATTCATTGATACCATTTGTTTATAATTTATTGATATATTGAGGTATTAATAACGAGGGATACCATGGATAACATTATGATAGATATGGAAACGCTAGGCGTTTCTGTATCCTCCCCGATAATCTCTATTGCAGCAGTCTTTTTTGAAACAGATGGTAGTGTTGGAAAAACTTTCTATCGCGTGGTGGATTTGAAGTCAGCACTTTCCAATGGGCAAGTCGAACCTTCCACACTTTCGTGGTGGATGTCTCAGTCTGATGAAGCCCGTAAGATTTTTTCCGATCCAAGCGCGACTTCTCTTGACCTTGTTTTGCGGGATTTAGATGCCTTCATCAAGGAAGCGGGAAACTCAGATTGCGTGAAAGTTTGGGGGAACGGTCCTTCTTTTGATAACGCTATTTTGGCTCAGGCGTATAAAAATTTTGACGTTTCGTTACCTTGGCGGTTCAGAAATGACCGTGATGTGAGGACCATTGTAGACTTAGCTAAATGCTTAAAAAACATTGATCCCCTTAGGTTAGCGGTTCGGGAAGGCGTTCATCACAACGCACTTTCAGATGCGCTGTTTCAAATCGAATGTGTTTCTATAGCTTATCGGGCACTTAAAGGCTAGGAAATGGCTATGCGGCTGATTGATGTAAGCGATTGGCGCAGGGATGATGAACACGGTATCTTCCCAATAGGCGCAAGGGACAAAAAAATGCTTTGGTCTCCAGAGCAGGAAATTGATGGGGTTAAACCAAACTGGCCGTATCTCTTTAAATTGTCTAGGGATGCATATCCGGACCAATTTTGGATGGAAACCATCGCTTACATAGTTGGTTGCGCTATGGGCGTAGAAATCCCAAAAGCCATCCCTGCAGTAAGGGTTAATGAATCAGGACTAAAGGAGTATGGTGCGCTCCTTGAGTGGTTTTACGATAAAGAATTTGAACATTTCGTCCATGCCTCCGATATTTTTCATGTACTGAACAAAGAGTTCGATGATGAATCCGGCAGGCACCATAATGTTGAAGATTTAAGGTTGATTTGCAGGGCCCTGAGCATTCACGGGATGATCCATACTGATTGGAATAGCTGGGTTTGCGATATGCTTTTGCTGGATTCCCTAATCGGAAACAGTGACCGACACCAGGAGAACTGGGGATTCGTATTCACTATCCAAAAAGGAAGTGATGGAAAAGCTCTGCGCGATGCGGAAGGCAAAGTAGTTACTACTGGCAAACTGTCCCCTTACTTCGACAACGGAACCAGTTTGGGACATGAGAGGTTTCCTGAGAAGGTAGCTGCATGGGATTGTAAGGCCCTTGATAAGTACATTCAGAAAGGAAACCATCATCTCAGATGTACGAGAACGGATACTAAGGTCAGGCTTGGACATTTGCAGTCGATTCAAGAGCTAACTCATGAACCGGCAATGTTGCCACTTATTAACGAGCGACTAGGCTTTAATATAGAAGATCTTTGCGGCAGAATACGTGCGCTCACAAGTATAGATGCAGGAGAAGGGGCGCTTTCTTCTGCTAGGGCTGAGTGGGTGATTAGACTGTTACAACGCCGACATACGAGGTTAAAACTAATAACTAACATGCGAACTATCAATCACATTGTCGAGCCATTGCGGTTGTGGCTTACTTGGCAACCTGCAGGTGGTGGTTCTCGTTATGTCGTAGGGTATATTGATCGAAATGAAGGTGATCAATACACCTTCACGTACAACTTCGAGACCGCTGATTTCAATGCAGCTATCGAAAAAGGGTTTAAAGGGCACCCGGCATTTCAGTTCAAGCCGCAAGTTCATACAAACAACGTGCTTGAGCCATTTTTACGACGTTTACCGCCTAGGAAACGTAAAGATTTTGCAGAGTACTTGGCTCAACATCTTTTACCTGCGGATTTCCCAGGCTCCGATTTTGCGTTACTTGGTTACACTGGCGCTAAGTCACCTGCTGATGGATTTAGTCTCATCAACGATTCATCAGTTTTTGAGCGCAGCTGTGAATTATTATTAGAGGTTGCAGGCACTCGTTACCAGGAGGGGTTGGACCTCTCTTTGGTTCAAGTTGGCGACCCTGTGGAATTTGTTGCTGAACCGGATAATCCCCATGACAGCGACGCTGTAGCGGTTATCCATGCAGCAGGAAGAATAGGGTACGTAAACAAAGTCCATTGCAAAGTCGTTAAAGACGGTGTTAAAGCAAAAAAGATTAATGCTTTTGTAGCCAAAAAAAACGGCACTCAAGCAAGACCGTTGGTCTACCTGCTCGTTGAATGTAAGTAGTGCATGTTCATGCTGCATGAATCCGCATGATCGTTTGAGGGTCGTTTTACCAGAAGCCCGCCAGCAATGGCGGGCTTTTGCTTATGTCATGCAGGCGCATGAAAACCGCTACATAAAGCGGGCAGGCGTGGCGGGGATACGAGCGCGCGTAACATGCTTCCATGAAGATTGGAACTATTCTTAACATGATGTATAAAGTAAGAAAAAGTGGGGGCGTCATGAAAAAAAAATTTACCGACGAGCAGCAACAACAGCTTATAGGACATCTCACAAAAAAAGGCTTCTACCAAGGTGTTAATATTAAGTTGTCTATTTTTTTGTGCGGTGGTGATGTAGCAAATCATCAGTCGTGGCGTCATCAGTTTTCTCAATTTTTGGCAAAGGCAAGTAACGTTGATGTTTTCTATCCAGAAGATTTGTTTGATGATTTATTGGCTGGGCAGGGCCAGCACAGTCTTTTAAGTTTAGAAAATATTCTTGCAGAAGCTGTTGATGTAATAATATTATTTCCTGAAAGTCCCGGCTCGTTCACAGAGTTAGGGGCTTTCTCTAATAATGAGAAGTTAAGGAAAAAGTTAATTTGTATCCAAGACTCAAAATTCAAATCTAAGCGTAGCTTTATCAACTACGGCCCTATACGTTTGTTAAGAGAGTTAAATTCAAACTCTGTTTTGCGCTGTAGCGTAAATGAGCTGACAGAACTGTGCGAATCATCATTGGATGTGGCCAAGAAAACCCCATTTTATAGGAAGTTAATGAGGTCCATTGGCCGGGTATTGAAGGATAATAAAGTTCAAAAAGATATTGGTAATATATTATATGCGGAGAGGTTTTTGCTTCCGTGCATTTATTTATTAGATGGTGTCAACTTTAGGACCTTATGTGAATTAGCTTACAAAGCATTAAAACAAGATGAAGTTCTATCTAAAATTATTGTAAGGTCTGCTGTTTCCCGATTGATAAATCAGCGGAAGATTCTTCAAATGACTGAAGGTTACCAAGTTACAGCATTAGGGGCCGACTACGTAAGGAGTGTCTTCGACAGAAAGATACTTGACCGTTTGCGGCTTGAAATCATGAATTTTGAAAATCGTAGAAGATCAACATTTAACTATGATAAGATCCCATATGCGCACCCTTAGCGAGAGGCTTACCATTCGTGGGAACCTCTGGATGCTGATTCGGCATCCTGCATGTAATCTGAGTTACTGTCTGCTTTCCTTGTTGGAACGGAGAGCATCGCTTGATGCTCTCCGAGCCAACCAGGAAATCCGTCTTTTTTGACGTAAGGGTGCGCAATTTCTATGAAATCCGCTGAACACTTGAACACTTTTAGACTGAGACATCTTGGCTTGCCTGTCATGAACGATTTGCAGGATATGTCCAAGGCGACCCGTATTTCAGTTGAAACTCTTCGCTTATTGATTTACAGAGCTGATTTTCGTTATAAAATCTACAGCATAAAGAAGAAAGATTCTCAGAGTATCAGAACAATCTATCAACCTTCACGTGAGCTGAAAGCCTTACAGGGATGGGTGCTGCGTAATATTTTAGATAAGTTGTCTTCATCTCCTTTTTCTATTGGTTTTGAAAAACATCAATCGATATTGAATAATGCTACGCCACATATAGGCGCTAATTTTATTCTTAATATTGACTTGGAGAACTTTTTTCCAAGTTTGAGTGCGAAAAAAGTTTTTGGGGTTTTTCACTCTCTGGGCTATAACAGAACTATATCCTCATCTCTTACTAAGATCTGTTGCTATAAAAATTTGTTACCACAAGGTGCTCCATCATCACCTAAGCTAGCAAATCTAATATGCTCAAAACTCGATTATCGGATACAAGGTTATGCGGGTAGCAGGGGGCTTATTTATACCCGATATGCAGACGATTTGACATTGTCAGCTCAATCAATGAAAAAGGTTCTTAAAGCGAAGGATTTTTTATTCTCTATAATTCCAACTGAGAATTTGGTTGTTAATACTAAAAAAACATGCATCAGTGGCCCACGTAGTCAAAAGAAAGTTACAGGTTTGGTTATTTCACAGGAGAAGGCTGGAATAGGCAGGCTAAAGCACAAAGAGTTGCGGGCAAAAATTCATCATCTTTTCTTAGGGCGTTCAAAGGATATAGAACATGTTCGTGGATGGTTATCATTCGTTTTAAGTGTAGACTCGAAGAGTTATAGAAGATTATTAGTGTATATCGGGAAGTTAGAAAAAAAATATGGATGGAATCCGCTAAGTAAAACGAAGACCTAGTGGTCTTCGTTTAAAATTACAATTCATATTGTGAAAATGTGATTATTGGCACATCTAACCAGTTATTTAGTTCTTGAAGCCGCTTCTGTAGCGGCATCAATTCATTCCTGACAAATACCATACTTGCCTTCTCCACATCCCCAAACCCCCCAACATTGCTAGGCATAATCCCCATCATCTGAGGCGGCACGCGGTGGGCCGCCATCATGTCATCGCGGCTAACATTCTTGATGTTTAAAAACTCATCCTTTGCCGCCACCTCTGACAGCGGGATGATCTGAATGCCGTCCTTCTTGCCGTTGGGCGAGTACATAAACAGGTTGCGGAAGTTGCCCGGCCCTTTGGCGCTTTTCATGGCCTGGCGGATGTTGTTCACGTCCTCCTGGTTCTGTGCGGCGTCAGTCATGTACATGATAAAGCCCGCGTGGCTGCCGTTGATGTAATACTTTCGGCGGAACAGCGTGGCGGACTCGTTGAGTAGGGCGGAAGGGATGGCGGACAGGTATTCCGGCAGGCCGTAAATCTCTTGGTTCAGGTCCGGTTCCATCAGGTGAAAGATGCTGCCTTTGGTGAACTCGTAGGGCTGCGTGGTCATGCCGTATTGCACAAACCAGTAGGTGTCGAGATCGATCCCACGTCGAGTGTATTTCGCCAGCGATGGCTCCAGTGACAGAATGCCGCCAAGCCGGTTCGTGCGCTTTTCCAGATAGGCGTTACCGAATACCAGATAATCCTGCACAAAGCGGCTGAATGCCTGCTGGCTCAACAGCGGGTGCGGGATAAACGTGCTGGTCAGGATGTTGCGCTTAACGGCAATCGGCGAGCTGTGATGCACGGCGGCGCGGTAGGTGCGGGCCAGCCCGTCAAAGCTTACGGGCGGCTCATACCACTTATCCATCTGCACGCATTCCACGTAATCCAGCAGTTCGCGGCGGTCCAGTACCGGGATCGGATCGCCAAAGCTGAACGCTTCCGCGTGAGTTGTGTTCTTCTGCTGCGCGGCTTCCTGTACTGGCGCGGTGCTGGTCAGGGCGTCGTGTTCACTCATTAAAAAATCTCCACAATGTTGCTGGTATTGGCGGCTTCGCCCTGTAGCGGTTCGTTAAACAGCGCGTGCATCGTTGCCCAGGCCAAATCTGCGTGGCTGGCTTCTTCACTGCGGCTGGCTTCGTAAGTCGGGCGGTTGCCGCTGGCGGTGGTGGCCCTGCGGATAGCCATAAATGACTGCGCAATGTCGGTGTGCCCGGCGTCGAACTCCAGGCGGCGATGGCTGATAATGTCGTACGCCTTGAGCACCAGGGCGTTTTTGACGTTCGGGTTGTAGACGAACTCGCGCACGGCAGGGAAGAACGCTTTCACGTTCTCATATACGCCGTGGCCCACGCCCGTTGAGTCGATGCCGATATAGGTCACGTTGTACTGCTGCGTGAGTTGTTTGATGGCGTCGGCCTGGGCGCGGAAGTCCATCCCGCGCCACTGGTGGCGCTCCAGAATGCGGAACTTGCCGCCCGGCACCGTTGGCGGGGCCATGACCACGCACCCGGCGCTGTCACCGTTCTGCGTGCCTTTTGCCGGGTCGTATCCGATCCACACTTCACGCCAGCCAAACGGGCGCAGGGCCAGGGCCTGAAAATCGGTCCACACTTCCCAGCTGTCCACCATGCACGCCTGCAGCTCACTGAGCGGGAACACCGACGCGAGATCGTCGATAAATTCACACATCAGCAGGTTCTGGTATTCGTCCGGGCTGTACTCCATTCGCAGCTGGTCGAGGTCGAACAGGTTACAGCCGCCGCGCACCGCGTCCTCTACGGTGACAATCTGGCGATATTGTCCGTCCGGGCAGAGCAGGCCGGGGGCCAGGCCGCCATGGGTCAGGTCAATATCTACCTTGTCGGCTTTGCTGCGGCCCCGGTTGAACAGCGCGCCGGACCAGAACGGATAGGCGCTGTGCGTCAGGCTCGACGGGGTGGAAAAGTAGGTCTGCCGCCAGCGCTTATGGATCGCCATGCCGGAGGCCACTTTGCGCAGCTCCTGAAATTTCGGTATCCAGAAATATTCATCCAGGTACAGGTTGCCGTGGTAGCTCTGCGCGGTGCGGGCGTTGGTGCCGAGGAAATAGAGCGTTGCGCCGTTGGGCAGCACCATTGGATCGCCTTTCAGCTCCACATCAACCTCTTTGGCAAAGTCGATGATGTATTGCTTAAAGACGTGCGCCTGGGCTTTACTGGCGGAGAGGAAAATCTGGTTGCGCCCGATGGTGATGGCGTCAATCAGCGCCTCACGGGCAAAGAAAAACGTCGCGCCAATCTGGCGGGACTTGAGCAGGTTACGGATGCGGTGACGGTTGCCCGCCTCCCACCAGTGGCGCTGGTAGGCGAACATCGAGCTGTGGAAAATCTCCTGCAGCTTTTCGGTCTGTTCGTCGCTGAAAACGTTCTTTTCCGGTGGTTTGCGCGGGCCTTTATTGCGGTTCGCCACGTTTGGGTTAAGGTCGGCCTCGTTGCCGCCGTCGTTAAATTTGCCGATGCGGGCATGACGCTCTGACTGACGCGCCAGCAGGTCAATCTCTTTGAAGTCTTTCCCTTCTTTCTGCTCCTTCATGATGAGCTGGCAGTAACGCGCGGCAGTGGTGAGCTGCATCTGATCCAGTGGGCCATACTCGCCCCACTTGTCGCGCTTCTTCCAGCTGTGTACGGTTGCAACTTTCTCGCCCAGCATTTCAGCAATGCGGGCTATGCGGTATCCCTGAAAGTACAGCAGCATAGCCTGCCGACGGGGATCGAGGTCTGCGGGGGTCAGTGTCATGTCCATGGTACAAGCCTACGGCCTTGCCTGACGCCTTTCCCCGGCTGCGTTTTGTGTGGTGAACCCCACAAAGCCCGCGCGTTGTTTCACTCCCCCTATCACAGCAAACATAAGGCTCCAGTAAGTTTTTCCTAACGGAGCATGGCTCATGACAGCGAAAGCAAAGCGTTTCCGCATCGGGGTGGAAGGTGCCACTACTGATGGACGTGAAATCCAGCGTGACTGGCTGGTGCAGATGGCAGCCAGTTACAACCCGGCGGTCTATACCGCGCAAATTAACCTTGAGCACATCAAGTCTCATCTGCCGGATAGCACCTTTAATCGCTACGGCACCGTGACTGCCCTGGTTGCCGAAGAAATCAAAGACGGTGCACTGGCGGGCAAGATGGCGCTCTATGCCGATGTGGCCCCGACGGATGCCCTGGTGGCCCTGGTGAAGAAAGGGCAGAAGCTCTTTACCTCCATGGAGGTCAGCCCGCAGTTTGCCGACTCTGGCAAGGCGTATCTTGTCGGCCTGGCGGCAACGGATGACCCTGCAAGCCTGGGCACGGAAATGCTGACCTTCAGCGCCACCGCCACCCATAACCCGCTGGCTCACCGCAAGCTGAACCCGGAAAACCTGTTTTCCGCCGCCGCCGAAACGGTGATCGAGCTGGAAGAAGCCCAGCCAAACCTCTTTTCCCGCGTCACTGCGCTGTTTGCCAAAAAAGAGCAGATCGATGACGCGCGTTTCTCTGATGTGCACAAAGCCGTGGAGCTGGTTGCCACTGAGCAGCAGAGCTTTGGTGAGCGCACCAACAAATCCCTGTCTGAGCAGGAAGCCCGCCTTTCCGTGCTGGAAACCTCACTGCAGCAACAGCAGGCCGATTTTGCGGCGCTGCAGAAGCAGCTGAGCACCGAAGACAGCCGCAAGGATTACCGCCAGCGCGCGCCGGGCGGTGATGCACCCGCTGGCACCGTGACTAACTGCTGATGGAGCACAAGACCCGATGAAACAGAAAACCAAATTTGCCTTTAACGCCTACCTGATGCAGCTGGCCCGCCTGAACAATGTTCCGGTGGAGGAGTTGTCCAGCAAGTTCACGGTGGAGCCGTCCGTGCAGCAGACTCTGGAAGACCAGATTCAGCAGTCCGCCGCGTTCCTCACCCTGATTAACATCATGCCCGTGTCTGAGCAGTCCGGTCAGCTGCTGGGGCTGGGCGTCGGCAGCACCATCGCCGGGACCACCGACACCACCGCTAAAGAACGCGAAGCCACCGATCCCACGCTGATGACGGATGTGGAATACAAGTGCGAACAGACCAACTTTGATACGGTGCTGACCTACGCGAAGCTGGACCTGTGGGCAAAATTCCAGGACTTCCAGCTGCGTATCCGCAACGCCATCATTCAGCGCCAGGCACTGGACCGCATCATGATCGGCTTTAACGGTGTGACGCGTGCCAAAACCTCCAACCGTACCGCCAATCCGATGCTGCAGGACGTCAACAAAGGCTGGCTGCAGAAAGTGCGTGAAGATGCGCCGGATAGCGTGATGGGCAGCACCACCGCCGAAGACGGGACCACCACTGCAGTTGTGTTGAAAGTTGGACCGGGCGGTCAGTACCTCAACCTGGATGCTCTGGTGATGGATGCGGTCAACGAACTGGTAGACCCGATTTTCCAGGACGATGACGGTCTGGTGGTGGTCTGTGGTCGTGAGCTGTTGGCGGACAAGTATTTCCCGCTGGTCAACAAAGAACAGCCCAACAGCGAAAAAATCTCCGCCGATCTGATCATCAGCCAGAAGCGCATGGGTGGCCTGCAGGCGGTGCGTGCTCCCTATTTCCCTGCAAATGCGCTGTTGATCACCCGCCTGGACAATCTGTCCATTTACTGGCAGGAGGACACTCGCCGCCGTGCCGTGATCGACAATCCGAAGCGTGACCGCATCGAAAACTTTGAATCCGTCAACGAGGCGTATGTGGTGGAGGACTACCGCTGCGTGGCTCTGGTGGAAAACATTGAGATCGGTGACTTCACCCCGCCTGCAGCTCCTGCAGAAGAATCCGCCGAAACCGGAACAGGGGAATAACGCATGAGCCTGAGTCCCGCACGGCAGCACCGCCTGCGCATTCAGGCTGAACAGGCCGCCCGCCAGGGCGGCAGTGTTCGCCACGCGTCAGGTTATGACCAGATGCTGCTGCAGCTGGCGGAGGATAAGCGCCGCCTGAAAGGTATTCAGTCCACGGTGACAAAGGCGCAAATCAAGGTGGAGCTGCTGCCGAAATATGCCGCCTGGGTGGAGGGCGTGCTGGCGGCGGAGGCCACGCAGCAGGATGACGTGGTGATGTACGTCCTGCTCTGGCGCATTGACGCCGGTGACTATGCTGGCGCGCTGCAAATCGCCGTCCACGCGCTGCGCCATGGCTGGGTGATGCCGCTCGGCAACCGTAACCCGCAGACGGTACTGGTTGAGGAGCTGGCAGACGCGGCGCAGGCCGCCATCACCGCCTCACAACCTTTTGAGACTGAGTATTTGCTGCAGGCGCTTGATATGACCGACGGCAGCGACATGCCCGATCAGTCACGTGCGCGCCTGCATAAAGCTATCGGCCTTTTGCTCTGCGAAACCAGCCCGGCCTCCGCCCTGAATCACCTCACTCATGCGCTGCAGCTCGACCCGCGCTGCGGCGTGAAACAGAACAAAGAACGGCTTGAGCGCAGACTGCGCAACGAGAGCCAGTAACGGAACGTGCCCCGCGCACGGGCGGCACGGGATGGCGACAGGCATTGCCTTATCAAAATCCCGTCCACCGCCCACTTTTTCAGGAGAAAGCGGTATGCAGTTTGTTGCGCCTGAGCAGGCCCCGGAACAGACGGAGGTCATCAAAAATACGCCGTTCTGGCCTGATGTGGACCTGTGCGAATTTCGCAGCGTGATGCGCACTGACGGCACGGTGACGCCCGCCCGGCTGAAACAGCTGGCGCTCACGGCAATGTCAGAAGTTAACGCGGAGCTGTACACCTTCCGCCAGCGCCAGCAGTCGCTGGGCTACCGGATGCTGGCAGAGGTGCCCGCAGAAGAACTGGACGGCAAAAGCGAGCGCCTGCACCACTACAGCAATGCGGTGTATTGCTGGGCGCGGGCGGTGCTCAATGAGCGCTATCAGGACTATGACGCCACGGCGTCTGCGGTAAAACGCGGGGAAGAGCTGGCAGAGGCCAGCGCCGATCTGTGGCGTGATGCCCGCTGGGCTATCAGCCGGGTGCAGGATGCACCGCACTGCACGGTGGAGCTTATCTGATGAAAGTGCGTGCGTATCAGTATGACACCGTGGACGCGCTGTGCTGGCGGCACTACGGGCGCACGCAGGGTGTCACTGAGCAGGTATTGCAGGCAAATCCGGGGCTGGCTGAATACGGCCCCTTTTTACCTCACGGGTTGCAGGTGGAGCTGCCGGATATAACGGAAACGCCCACCGTGCAGACCGTTCAGCTATGGGACTGAACCATGACGCTTGAACGAATCAGCGCCTTTATCACGTATTTCATCGCCGCAGTGCTGGCATGGATGGGGGACCTGTCCATCAAGGATGCCTCCACGGTGGGCGGCGTGTTGATTGGCGTGCTGATGATGCTGATTAACTGGTACTACAAACACAAAACTTTCCAGCTGCTGCGTGACGGGAAGCTCTCACGGGAGGCGTATGACTCCATCAATCGTTAAGCGCTGCCTGGTCGGCGCGGTGCTGGCAATCGCCGCCACGCTGCCGGGATTTCAGACCCTCCACACCTCGCTGGATGGACTGAAACTGATTGCGGATTACGAGGGCTGCCGCCTGCAGTCGTACCAGTGCAGCGCGGGGGTGTGGACCGATGGCATCGGCAACACTTCCGGCGTGGTGCCGGGCCGGAGCATTAATGAACGGCAGGCGGCGCAGGGGCTTATCACTAACGTGCTGAAAGTGGAAAGGGCCCTGGAAAAATGCGTGTTGCAGACGATGCCGCAAAAGGTCTATGACACGGTGGTGTCGTTCGCGTTCAACGTCGGCACGGGCAATGCCTGCAGCTCCACGCTGGTTAAGTTGCTCAATCAACAGCGCTGGGCAGAGGCGTGCCGCCAGTTGCCGCGCTGGGTGTATGTCAAAGGTGTGTTTAATCAGGGGCTGGACAACCGCCGCGCGCGGGAAATGGCCTGGTGCCTGAAAGGGGCGGGCGCATGACGCGTGTCCTGGTAGTGATTATGGCGCTGGTGCTGGCGGCGCTGGGCTGGCAGTCGTGGCGACTCAATAACGCCAGGCACACTATCGATAACCAGGACGCTGCGCTGGAGAGCAAAACCCAGGAGCTGACGAAGAAAAACAGCCAGTTGATCGGCCTGTCTATCCTGACCGAAACCAACAGCCGGGAGCAGACGCGGCTTTATGCGGCGGCAGAAGATACGCGATCTTTGCTGCATCAGCGCCAGAACCGGATCGAGGAGCTAAAACGTGAAAACGAAGATTTGCGCCGCTGGGCTGACACTCGTTTGCCTCCTGATGTTGTCAGGTTGCGCGAAAGACCCTCTATCACCGGAGGTGCTGCTTACCGTGAGTGGCTGTCCAAAGGTGACGCAGTGCCGCCTGGAAAGGTCATCGCCGCGCAGTAACGGCGCTCTGCTGACCCTGCTGGATGAAACGGAGGCCGCCTGGGCGGTCTGTGCAGACAAAGTGGACACCATCGTGTCATGCCAGGAGCGAGACAGTGAACAAGCCGCAATCCCTGCGCGTAGCGCTAAATAAATCGGTGGCCTACGTCCGGGAAAACCCGGACAAGCTGCACCTGTTTGTGGATAAAGGCTCCCTGGTGGCAACTGGGGCCAGCTCCATGTCGTGGGAATACCGTTACACCCTGAATGTGGTGATTGAAGACTTCAGCGGCGATCAAAACCTGCTGATGGCCCCGGTGCTGCTGTGGTTGATGGAGAATCAGCCGGATGCCATCAATAACCCGGAGCTGCGCGAAAAGCTGTTTTCCTTTGAGGTGGATATTCTGCGTAATGACATTTGCGACATCAGTCTGGATCTGCAGCTGACGGAGCGCATTCTGGTGAATGCCGAGGGAGGGACCTCAACCGTTAAGGCGGAGCCGGAGCCGGATGTGCCGGAAGAAATGTGGACGGTGAGCCGTGGATGAACTGCAGAAAATGGATGCCTGGCTGACGGCGTTGCTGGCAAATCTGGAGCCAGCAGCACGCAAGCGCATGATGCGAGAGTTGGCGCAGCAGCTACGCCGGACCCAACAGAACAACATCCGACTGCAGCGCAATCCAGACGGAACCGGCTACGAGCCGCGCCGGGTAACAGCCCGGACGAAAAAGGGCCGCATTAAGCGACAGATGTTCACCAAACTCCGCACCACTAAATACCTGAAAACCGCCGCCACTGCTGACTATGCCAGCGTTGAGTTTGCCGGGCAGGTGCAGCGCATTGCCCGGGTGCATCATTACGGCTTACGAGATCGAGTAAGCCGTCGGGGGCCGGAGGTGCGTTATTCGGAACGAAAATTACTAGGGATTAATAGCAAAGTTGAGCACTTAATAGAAGTTTTAGTTTTGAGTTCTCTCAAGTAGTCTAATCATTTTTATAATTATAGACGATTCGAAATTACAACGAATCGTCTTGCTATTAATTTAACGTTTTATTTTTTTTAATTGTAATGAAGAGGAGTTTGTTGCATAAAAACATTTCTTGAATGTAATGTCGTAAGGTATGTGAGCATGACATGTTTGGATTATTTTATCTATTTCATCATCTTTTGTATTTGCACCAAAAACTATTTCGGATAACTTGCTTGGGAAGTCATAGCTTCCACTATCGCGCTCAAAGTAACGCCATTCTTTTTCGTAACTCCAGTCAGATATTTTCGTTGAAAGAATTTTTCTAATTGTAGGGTCGTCAAATAGTACTTTGTTTTCTGGTCTGCGGGGACCTGCATAAATCGTTAATTCCCGTCGTGAGAAATCGTCTAGAGAATACTTGGGCAGAGTCTCAATATAATCTACCTTAGAGCAATACTTTTTATTTGCCAGCTTACTTCCTGGCGTAACTTCGAAGCCCAGAGCAACGCCTCTGTGTTCCGCAGAATAATGCGACCATAAAAGAGTGCTTAAGGGGTCTTCTGAAAGGCTGCATACTCCAATGTTTTTAAGATGATTTTGTATTGAATTTATTGTGATACTAGGATCTGCAAACTCTTGCGATCCTACACTTAATTTAAACCTATTTGCTACTCTTATCTTTTTTTCTAGACTATTTTGCTTGTTTATTTTTCTGAATAGCTTGTCAAGTTCTCTTCCAGAAATGCCGAAGAAATGTTCTCCATTTTCTTTGCAAAATATAATTTGGTGTAAGAATCCTAAAAGCTGGGCGCCCCACGTTTTTGCGCAGTGGTTGTATATCTCATCCTTATTAAATATTGGTGGTCTGCATTCCAGAGGATCATTGAGTGTTGAGGGTTTTGCGAGCCATATTTTTTGTGTTTCTAAAGCACTAATGGTCCATTCATTAATGTTCCGGTATTTATAGAGCATTTTCTTTTCCATCGATATTATATTTTTTGTCAAGTTAACAGTTAGTGGACTTAAGGCACTTAGTTGTATCACAGCTCACACATAGAAGAAAAGTGATACACAATGGGGTTAATTGGCAAAATATTCTCCATGAATGCACAACTGACCGAAATCATGCGCCTTATCACCAACCTGATCCGCACCGGGACTGTCACCGAAGTGGACCGGGATAACTGGCTGTGCCGGGTGAAAACGGGCGAGCTTGAAACCAACTGGATTAACTGGCTGACGCTGCGCGCGGGCAAATCGCGCACCTGGTGGAAACCGTCAGTGGGTGAGCAGGTTGTGTTGTTCAGCCTGGGCGGCAATCTGGAAACAGCGTTTGCCCTGCCTGCCGTCTACTCAAACCAGTTTCCGCCGCCGTCTGACTCTGAGGACGGCAGCGTGACGGAATACCCGGACGGTGGCTGGTTTGAATACGAACCTGAAACCGGGCGCTGGTACGTCCGGGGGATTAAATCCATGGTGATCGAGGCGGCGGATAACGTCACCTTCAAAACCGGGGAATTTGTCGTGGAAGCCGACACCACCCGCATTAACAGCGAGGTGGTGATCAACGGTGGCGTGACTCAGGGCGGCGGTGCAATGAGTTCTAACGGGATCGTGGCTGATAAGCACGGTCACACGGGCGTTAAGTCCGGTGGCGACACATCGGGAGGCCCGGTATGACGATGTATTACGGCATGAACAGCGCCACGGGCAAGGCCATTACAGACACCGAACATCTGCGCCAGTCCGTCAAAGACATTTTGATCACGCCGCAGGGCAGCCGCATTGCCCGCCGGGAGTATGGTTCGCTGCTGTCGGCACTGATTGACCAGCCACAAAACCCGGCGCTGCGCCTGCAGATGATGAGTGCTGTTTATGTGGCGCTGATGCGCTGGGAGCCACGGCTTACTCTCGATGCTATCACTATCAACAGCGCCTTTGACGGCTCAATGGTCGTTGACCTGACCGGGCGGCGCACTGATGGCTCGCCTGTTTCTCTTTCCGTTGCAACAGGAGCACAAAGTGGCAGCAATTGACCTTTCCCAGCTCCCGCCGCCGCAGATTGTGGATGTGCCGGACTTTGAAACCCTGCTGGCTGAGCGCAAGGCGTCTTTTGTGGCGCTTTATCCGGCTGACCAGCAGGACGCTGTGCGGCGCACGCTGGCGCTGGAGTCGGAACCCATTACCAAACAGCTGCAGGAGAGCACTTATCGTGAGGTTCTTCTGCGCCAGCGCATAAATGAGGCCGCGCTGGCGGTGATGGTGGCTTACTCCAACGGCAACGATCTGGAGCAGCTCGCCGCCAACTACAACGTAAAACGCCTGGTTGTGACGCCTGCCGATGATAATGCGGTGCCACCTGTCCCGGCGGTGTACGAGTCTGACGAAGAACTGCGCCCGCGTATCCCGGAAGCCTTTGAGGGGCTGTCCGTCGCCGGACCAACGGCGGCCTATGAGTTTCACGCCAAAAGCGCGGACGGGCGCGTGGCGGATGCCAGCGCAACCAGCCCGGCCCCGGCGGAGGTGGTGCTTACTGTCCTTAGTCGTGAGGGTGACGGCACCGCAGGTGCTGACCTGCTGGCGGTGGTTGATAAGGCGCTCAACAGTGAGAGCGTGCGCCCGGTGGCTGACCGTCTGACGGTGCGCAGCGCTGAGATTATCCCGTACAGCGTGGACGCCACGATCTTTATTTATCCAGGGCCGGAGGCTGAGCCGGTAATGGCAGAGGCCAGAGCCAGCCTGCAGAAGTACATTGCCAGCCAGACGCGGCTGGGGCGTGACATTCGCCTGAGTGCCATTTATGCCGCCCTGCATGTTGAAGGTGTGCAGCGGGTTGAACTGGCCTCTCCGCTGGACGATGTGGTGCTGGATAAAACCCAGGCCGCCTCCTGCACGGCGTGGAGTGTGATCAACGGGGGCACGGATGAATAGCTTGTTGCCGCCGGGTTCATCCGCACTTGAGCGCCGCCTGGCGGAAAGCTGCAGCGGTATTTCCGATCTGCAGGTGCCACTGCGTGACCTCTGGAACCCGGCGACGTGCCCGGTCAGTTTTCTGCCTTATCTGGCCTGGGCGTTTTCGGTGGACCGCTGGGACGAAAGTTGGGCAGAAAGCGTTAAGCGCCGGGTGGTGCAGGATGCTTTCTACATCCATCAGCACAAGGGCACAACTAGCGCCGTGCGGCGCGTGGTGGAGCCGTTCGGTTTCCTGATCCGTATCCTGGAGTGGTGGCAGACCAACGAGCCCCCCGGAACGTTCCGACTGGATATTGGCGTGCAGGACCAGGGCATCACGGAAGAAACCTATCTGGAGCTGGAGCGCCTGATTAGCGATGCAAAGCCATGCAGCCGCCATCTGATCGGCATGTCCATCAACCTGCAAACCAGCGGTCCGTTTTGGGTTGGGGCAGGAACTTATATTGGGGAAGAAATCACCATTTACCCTTATATCAACGACACCATTACTTCCGGCGGCCCGGCGTATGCAGGCGGGGCGGTCCATGTTATTGACACGATGAGAGTGAACCCATGAGCGCAAAATTTTATACCCTGCTGACGGAGATCGGCGCGGCGAAACTGGCAAGCACCGCCGCGCTCGGTGTGCCGCTGAAAATTACCAAAATGGCAGTGGGCGATGGCGGCGGTGTGCTGCCGACACCCAGCGCACAGCAGACAGCCCTGATTGCTGAAAAGCGCCGGGCCGATCTCAATATGCTGTACATCGACCCGCAGAACAGCAGTCAGATTATTGCGGAGCAGGTCATTCCTGAAACGGAGGGCGGGTGGTGGATTCGTGAAGTTGGCCTGTTCGATGAGACAGGCGCACTGATTGCCGTCGGCAACTGCCCGGAAAGCTATAAGCCGCAGCTGGCAGAGGGCAGTGGGCGCACGCAGACCGTGCGTATGGTGCTGATCACCAGTAGCACCGATAACATCACCCTGAAAATTGATCCGGCGGTGGTGCTGGCAACCCGCAAGTATGTGGATGACAAGGTGCTGGAGTTAAAGCTGTATGTGGATGACCAGATGGCAAAGCATATCGCTGCTGCTGATCCGCACACGCAGTACGCACTGAAAGAAAGCCCGACGCTGACAGGCACACCGAAAGCACCCACAGCTGCCGCCGGGACCAATACCACCCAGATTGCCACCACGGCCTTTGTGCAGGCGGTGGTCACTGTGCTTAACAATGCGCTGGCCCTGAAAGCGCCTCTGGCAAGTCCGGCACTGACCGGAACGCCAACGGCCCCGACGGCAGCACAGACGGTGAACAATACGCAGATTGCCACTACGGCATTTGTGAAAACGGCTCTGGCGGCCCTGGTTGATTCTTCCCCTGGTGCGCTGGATACGCTGAACGAACTGGCGGCAGCGCTGGGCAATGATCCGAACTTTGCCACCACCATGACCAATGCACTTGCCGGAAAGCAGCCGCTGGACAGTACATTGACGGCACTTTCAGGCAAATCGGTTGCTGGTTTACTTCAGTATCTGGGGCTGGGGGAAGCTGCAAAGATGGATGCTGCGACGGGGGCGTTGAGCGCGTCCGGGTGGGTGCGGTTCCCGCTTGCTGGCGGTAATGCCGTTATGTTCCAGTGGGGAAGGGTGACGGTCACTGCGACCCTAAACAGCGGAGCGGCAACGAAAGGATATGATGGTGTGACTGTTTTTAACTTCCCTGTGTCATTCCCAAATGCGGCATTGATGATTAATGCGACTCCAATGGATTCTGGTGAAACCCTGGTTGAAACCGCGACCGCTAACAGTACATCAAAAACAGTCGCCACAGTTCGGGTTGGTGGCGTAGCAATCAAAACTGAACCGGCTGCCAGTGCGGACCTGCAGGCGTTTGTATTTGCAATCGGCTACTGAAACGCACGCATATCAGACACGGGTTCAATGAGTAAGAGGGAGGGGATATGAAATACTGGTTTAGTGGTGAGAGCAACGCTTTCTATCCGATTGAGCTTAAAACCGATTACCTTGCGGCTGGCTCGCTACCTGCAGATTTGGTTGAGGTCAGCAGCGCTGTGTTTGCTGAATATTCCGGTCCGTCGCCAGAGAATAAAGTCAGGGGGGTTGATGCGTATGGGTTCCCTGCCTGGCAAGACGTTCCACCGCCAACGGCAGAAGATTTAATGGTTGCGGCGGAGAATATGCAACAGGCATTGGTTAACCAGGCGCTGGATCATATCAGTGATAAGCAGTGGCAAGGAAAAGCTGCTATCGGACGCCTTAAAGACGATGAGCGGGCAGAATATAACGCCTGGCTGGATTATCTTGATGAGCTTGATGTAGTTGATCTGCCCTCGGCTCCCACGGTTAACTGGCCCTCTCAACCAGAAAAGTAGTCTCTTTACTCACCCCGCCGCGTGCGGGGATTTTTCTGTCTGTTGATTGTGCCATTCCCCACACAAAGCCCGAAGCGTGCGCCGCGCGCGTATCAATCTGAACATAGACGTACCCCTGTAAACCGGAGAAATGCCTTATGGCTCAGGATTACCACCACGGGGTGCGCGTTGAGGAAATCAACGAGGGCACCCGCACCATTACCACGGTGAGCACCGCCATTGTGGGAATGGTCTGTACCGGGGACGACGCCGATCCGTCAGTGTTCCCCCTCAATAAACCTGTCTTACTGACTGATGTGCTGACCGCCAGCGGCAAAGCGGGCGAGTCCGGCACGCTGGCCCGTTCGCTGGATGCGATTGCCGACCAGGCCAAACCCGTCACCGTGGTTGTCCGCGTGGAGCAGGGCGAAACCGAAGCGGAAACCACCACCAACATCATCGGCGGCGTGACGTCTGACGGTAAAAAAACGGGCATCAAGGCGCTGCTGTCTGCACAGTCGCAGCTGGGCGTTAAGCCGCGCATCCTCGGTGTGCCGGGCCATGACAACCAGTCTGTGGCAACGGAGCTGCTGGGCGTGGCGCAGAGTCTGCGCGGGTTTGCGTACCTCTCCGCCTACGGCTGCAAAACCGTGGAAGAAGCGATCACCTATCGTGAGAACTTCAGCCAGCGCGAGGGGATGCTGATCTGGCCTGACTTCATCAACTTTGACACCGTGCTGCAGGCGGATGCCACGGCGTTTGCCACGGCCCGCGCCCTTGGCCTCCGCGCCAAAATCGACGAGCAGACCGGGTGGCACAAAACCCTGTCTAACGTCGGCGTGAACGGCGTCACCGGGCTGTCTGCGGATGTGTTCTGGGATCTGCAGGACCCGGCAACTGATGCGGGACTGCTGAACCAGAACGACGTCACCACGCTGATCCGCAAAGACGGCTTCCGTTTCTGGGGTTCCCGCAGCCTCAGTGATGATCCACTGTTCCAGTTTGAAAGCTACACCCGCACGGCGCAGGTGCTGGCTGACACCATGGCAGAGGCGCACATGTGGGCGGTGGACAAGCCGCTTAACCCATCGCTGGCCCGCGACATCATCGAAGGTATTCGCGCCAAAATGCGCAGTCTGGTGAGCCAGGGCTACCTCATCGGTGGTGACTGCTGGCTGGATGAGGCCGTGAACGATAAGGACACGCTGAAGGCCGGGAAGCTGCTGATCGATTACGACTACACGCCAGTGCCACCACTGGAAAATCTGCTGTTACGCCAGCGCATCACTGACCAGTACCTGATGAACTTTGCCAGCCAGGTCAGCGCATAAGGGGGCACCATGGCTTTACCACGTAAGTTAAAACACCTGAACCTGTTCAACGACGGGAACAACTGGCAGGGGATCGTTGAGTCCCTGACCCTGCCGAAATTTACCCGCAAGTTTGAGAAGTATCGCGGCGGCGGCATGGCTGGCGCGGTGGATGTGGACATGGGGCTGGATGACGGTGCACTGGACACGGAATTTTCCATTGGCGGGATGGAGTCGCTGATCTTTAAACAGCTTGCCAAAACCACCGCCGACGGCGTGCAACTGCGCTTTACTGCGTCCATCCAGCGCGATGACACCGGGGAAGTACAGGCCGTGGAGCTGGTAGTGCGCGGGCGTCACAAAGAAATCGACTCCGGCGAGCTGAAAACCGGGGAGAGCAACAGCACCAAAGTCAGCAGCACCAACAGCTACGCCAAACTGACCATTAACGGCGAAGTGCTTTATGAGGTCGATACGATCAACATGGTTGAAATCGTGGACGGCGTGGACCTGATGGAAGCGCACCGCCACGCCATCGGCCTCTGATACCCCATAACGGCGCGGGATTCCGCGCCCTGTTTTCCGATGTAAGGACAAGAATATGAGCGACAAAGTAAACGAAAAAACCGTGGTACTGGATACGCCAATCCTGCGCGGTAAAAGCGAAATCAAAGAGGTGGTGCTGCGTAAGCCGCAATCCGGCGCACTGCGTGGCACCCGCCTGCAGGCCATTATGGATATGGACGTGAGCGCGATGATGACCATCATTCCGCGAATCTCCAGCCCGACGCTGACCCCGCAGGAAATGGCAGAGCTGGACCCGGCGGACCTCACCGCCATGTCCGTGGAGGTGGTCACTTTTTTGTTGAAGAAGTCGGTGCTTGCCGATTTGCCGACAGCCTGACGGTAGATGACCTGGTGGCAGACATTGCCACCATTTTTCACTGGTCGCCGTCCGTCACTGATGTTATGCCGCTGACAGAGGTGCTGGAGTGGCGGCATAAAGCGATCCTGAGAAGCGGGGCCAGCGATGAGTGATAATAACCTGCGCCTGCAGGTGGTACTGAATGCGGTTGATAAACTCACCCGCCCTTTCAAAAACGCGCAGGCCAGCACTAAAGCGCTGGCTTCAGCCGCGCAACAGAGCAAAACCCGGCTGAAAGAACTGGATGCCCAGGCCGGGAAAATTGAGGGCTTTCGTAAGGCCAGCTCACAGCTGGCAGTGACCGGAGTCAATCTCAAAGCCGCCCGCGAAGAAGCGGCAAAACTTGCCACGCAGTTTGCCGCCACTAACAGACCTACCGCACAGCAGGCCCGATTGCTGGAGCAGGCTAAAACCCGCGTTAATGATCTGCAGACCAAATATAACGGGCTGCGTCAGTCCGTGCAGCGTCAACGGCAGGCCCTCAAAGAGTCCGGGATCGATACAAAAAAACTCAGCAGTGCACAGCGGGAACTGCGGCAGAACGCAGACGAAACCCGGCAGGCACTGGACAAACAGCAGCAATCCCTGAAACGCCTGGGTGAGCAGCAGGCGAGGATGCACGCGGCACGCGCTGATTATTCCCGTCGTCTGGAAGTGCGTGATCGGATTGCCGGAGCTGGGGCGACGACAACCGCCGCCGGGGTGGCAATGGGCGTGCCGGTAATGGCTGCCGTGAAAAGCTACGCGAGCATGGAAGATGCCATGAAAGGGGTGGCGAAGCAGGTTAATGGCCTGCGCGACGATAACGGCAACCGCACCGCCCGGTTCTATGAAATGCAGGACGCCATCAAGGCCGCCAGCGAACAGCTGCCGATGGAAAACGGGGCGGTGGACTTTGCCGCGCTGGTCGAGGGCGGCGCGCGCATGAATGTGGCAAACCCTAATGACTCCTGGGCTGACCAGAAACGTGACCTGCTGGCGTTTGCTGCCACGGCGGCGAAAGCCTCCACGGCGTTTGAGCTTCCGGCGGATGAGCTTTCCGAAAGCCTGGGGAAAATTGCCCAGCTCTATAAAGTCCCGACCCGCAACATCGAGCAACTGGGCGATGCGCTCAACTATCTGGATGATAACGCCATGTCAAAGGGCGGAGATATTATCGACGTCCTGCAGCGCATGGGTGGGGTGGCGGACCGTCTGGATTATCGCAAGGCTGCCGCGCTCGGCTCCACGTTCCTTTCCCTTGGCACCGCGCCGGAAGTTGCCGCCAGTGCAGCAAATGCCATGGTGCGCGAGCTGTCCATTGCCACTATGCAGAGCAAAAGCTTTTTTGCAGGCATGGATCTGCTGAAACTGAATCCAGCGCAGATTGAAAAGGAGATGACCCAGGATGCAATGGGCACTATTCAGCGCGTGCTGGAGAAGGTCAACAACCTGCCGAAAGACAAGCGTCTGGGCGCGATGACGCTGATTTTTGGCAAGGAGTTTGGTGATGACGCGGCGAAGCTGGCAAACAACCTGCCGGAGCTGCAGCGCCAGCTCAAGCTTACTTCCGGCAGTGACGCCAACGGCTCCATGCAGAAAGAGTCCGACATCAATAAAGATTCCCTGTCAGCTCAGTGGTTGCTGGTCAAAACTGGGGCGGAAAATACCTTCAGTAGCCTGGGCGAAACGCTGCGCGCGCCACTGATGGCGATCATGAACACAGCGAAGCAGGTCACTGGCTCTTTCCGCCGCTGGGTGGAGGAAAATCCAAAACTGGCGGGTGGGCTACTTAAAGTCATGGCGGCGCTGGCGTCTATTGCGGTGGTGCTGGGCACGGTGATGCTAGCGGTGTCCGCCGTGCTGGGGCCACTGGCGCTGATGCGCCTGCAGTTTTCCATCCTGGGCATTAAGGGGGGCGGCGCGCTTGGTCTGATCGCTAAAGCTATCGGTGGTGTCGGCAAAGGGATTATGTGGCTGGGGCGTCTTATGTTCGCAAACCCTATCCTGGCGGTGATTGGCCTGATTGCTATGGGGGCTATTTACATTTGGCAGAACTGGGACACGCTGGGGCCGAAGTTCAAAGCCATGTGGGACTCTGTTTGTGCAGCCACAGCGGCGGCGGGAGAATGGATTAAGGAGAAGTTCAGCACTGTCATGGAGGGCATTAAATCGCTGTTCTTCAATTACACCCTGCCGGGCCTGATTGCCAAAAACTGGGACGCCATTAAGGCCGGAGTGTCTGAGGCATGGACCACCGTCCGGCAGACCATCAGTGATAAATGGGCTGCCATTCTGGCAGACGTCGCCGCGCTCCCGGCTAAGTTCCAGGAGATGGGCAGCGCTATCATCGACAGCATTCTGAACGGCATCAATGCGAAGTGGGAAGCGCTCAAAAGCAAGCTGTCCTCCGTTACTGATTATTTGCCGGACTGGATGACCGGAAATAATAAAGCACCAGGTAAAACGCAGGTGCAGGTGGTTGGCGGCGCTGCAGCTGCAGCGGTTCCCTTTGCAGGGATGTATGACAGCGGCGGTGCCATTCCGCGCGGCCAGTTTGGCATTGTCGGGGAGAATGGGCCGGAAATTGTTAACGGCCCGGCGAATGTGACCAGCCGCAGGCGCACGGCGGCACTGGCATCCGTGGTTGCCGGAATGATGGGCACTGCCGCAGTGCCCGCAGAGGCTGCACCGCTCCACCCAATGAGTCTGCCCGCAGCAACTTATCGCGCCCCGCAAGAGAAAGCCGCCAGCCAGCCGCCTGCAGTGCGCTACGAAATCAACGCGCCTATTCATATTGTTGCCCAGCCGGGCCAAAGTGCGCAGGACATTGCCCGCGAGGTGGCAAGGCAGCTGGACGAACGGGAACGCCGCGCCAGGGCGAAAGCCCGCAGCAGCTACAGCGATCAGGGGGGGTATGAATCATGATGATGGTGCTGGGTTTATATGTTTTTCAGCTGCGTACCGTGCCTTATCAGGAGCTGCAGTATCAGCGCAGCTGGCGACACGCCACTAACAGCCGGGTGAGCCGTCGTCCATCCACACAGTTTCTTGGGCCGGACAATGATTCACTTACCCTTTCCGGCGTCCTGCTGCCTGAAATCACGGGTGGCAGGCTGTCCCTGCTGGCACTGGAGCAGATGGCGGAGCTGGGCAAGTCGTGGCCCCTGATTGAGGGCAGCGGCACGATCTACGGTATGTTTGTGATCGAGAGCCTGAGCCAGACCAAAACGGAGTTTTTCGCCGGAGGTGAGGCGCGCCGGATTGAGTTTTCACTGACCCTCAAACGGGCGGATGAGTCGCTGTCTGATATGTTCGGCAGCCTCAGCGACCAGCTGAGCAACCTGCAGGACTCTGCCGCATCCGCTATCGGTAACATCACCAGCACCGTTGGAGGGCTGCTGCAATGAATATCAGCTCGGAACAGCTGGACCTTAACAGCAAAACACCCTCTTTCAGTATTGTGATTGAGGGCAAGAACGTGACAGAGGTGCTGGATAAGCGCCTGATGAGCCTGACGTTGACGGACAATAGAGGTTTCGATGCTGATCAGCTCGATCTGGAACTGGACGACGCGGACGGGCAGATTGTGTTGCCCCGGCGCGGGGCGGTGATCACCCTGGCGCTGGGCTGGAAAGGGCAGCCACTTTTCACAAAGGGCAGTTTCACGGTGGATGAGATTGAACACGCTGGCGCACCGGACAGACTGACCATCCGCGCCCGCAGTGCCGACTTTCGGGAAACCCTGAACACCCGGCGGGAGAAGTCCTGGCATCAGACCACGGTGGGCGACGTGGTGAAAGAGATTGCCACCCGGCACAACCTGACAATGGCCCTGGGCAAGGACCTGACCGATAAGCCGCTGGATCACCTGGACCAGACCAACGAGAGCGACGCGAGTTTCCTGATGAAGCTGGCGCGGCAGTTTGGGGCCATTGCCTCTGTAAAAGACGGACATCTGCTGTTTATCCGCCAGGGGCAGGGCAGAACAGCCAGCGGAAAGCCACTGCCGGTAATCACTATCACCCGCAAGGCCGGAGACAGCCACCGTTTCAGCCTGGCAGATCGTGGAGCCTATACGGGCGTGATTGCCAGCTGGCTGTATACGCGGGAGCCAGCAAAGAAGGAAACCACGAGCGTTAAGCGCCGGAAGAAAACCACGACAGCAAAGGAGCCGGAGGCAAAGCAGGGAGATTATCTGGTCGGCACGGATGAAAACGTGCTGGTACTCAACCGGACCTATGCTAACCGGGCCAACGCTGAACGGGCCGCCAAAATGCAATGGGAGCGCCTGCAGCGTGGTGTTGCGTCCTTCTCTCTTCAGCTTGCGGAAGGGCGGGCCGATCTCTACACGGAAATGCCCGTGAAGGTGAGCGGCTTTAAGCAGCCCGTTGATGAAGCGGAATGGACGATAACCACGCTCACGCATACGGTCAGCGCTGACAGTGGTTTCACAACCAGCATTGAGTTTGAGGTGAAAATTGACGATCTCGAAATGGAATAAATGGTTCTCAATATTGAATAATGGTGTATCATTATTGCGAATTGAGCAAAGATTAAGGAGAGTTGATAAATGATGAATTGTCCGTTGTGCGCTCAGGCCGCACACACACGCAGCAGTTTTCAGGTCTCCACTCAAACCAAAGAACGTTACAACCAATGTACTAACATTGAGTGCGGGCATACCTTCGTGACGCATGAGACGTTTGTGAGATCAGTTTGTCGGCCGGAGAAAATCAGCGCCGCACCACCGCATCCCAAAGGGATGCAGCAACAATTAGTTTACTGATACTAACCCGCCGCTGGCGGGTTTTGAATAATATCGAGACAGTTATTTGATTTTTGGCAAAAGAAGAATGCAAATGATTTTTTAAATTTAAAATTATTTAATAAATCCTTTATTACTGCTTTTCTAATATTTTAATGATTTATTTTATTTTGAATATTTCATGAATGGAGAATTTTTTTAATTCATCGCTTTCGTCTTCAATTCTGCCCCTTTCTTCATTAAAATCATTAAATAACTCATCAAATGGTCTATGAGTTAAAGAGTTGTATGGGGAATTAGGGTTTATTTCATTTATTAGTGCTATATACATATTTGTTGCCTTCATGCCTAACTCGAAAGCATCAGCGGTCAGTTGGCTTAGTCTTATTCCGCTCTCTGTGTTTAAGCTTATATTCCAGCGAGCTAGTGAACCAATTATAGATCTAGTCTTGTAGGCTGAACTTGTTGCTTTTTCAATGTTTTTTGATGCTTCATCAAGTTGCTTAACTAACTGAGGGTCCTTGGGGTTATTAGTGGCTTTATAAATTTTAGCAAGTGTCATATTTAAAAATAAGCTTGAAAAACTATCTATGCAATCATCAAGAGATACCAATGCTGTATCTATTTTACTGATGGCATTATCGGATAGTTTATCTTTAAATAAACTGGATATGTTTTTGAATGCAAGAACGGCGCAGGTAGCTAAAATAACATTTGTTGTGGCTATTATGATGTCACTTACAGTTCCCGTATAGTTTGGGGCAATGCTTAATGAACGAAGGAAAAGATAAATAAACTGCATACAAGCCAAAATGAAAAGTACAAAAACTATTATCACAAGATATCTATTAACTGGCAGTTTATTTTTCAGGTTGAAGTTCATAGTAGCCTCATATCGAGTTTAAATTCTAGCTTGAAAGTAGCGGCGTATGTGCGATCAATCCTAAGGATAGGGGCAATGTGAGTGTATCCAACCCTAATCCATGGCTATCGCCATTTTGTCGCCACTACTAAAGACAAAGGGGCTACGTTTTCACGTAACCCCTTGTTTTATTTGGTGGAGCTGGCGGGAGTTGAACCCGCGTCCGAAATTCCTACATCCTCGGTACTACATGCTTAGTCAGTCTTTACATTCGCCTGGCACCTGCGGACGGACACGCCACTACCAAACTAGCCTGATTAGTTTTAACGCTTCAACCCCAGGCAGGGCATCCACGCGATCTCTTTTGGGTTTGACCTCTCTTTGATCCCCGTCTTAAGAGCGGAAGCTAGGGAGAGAGGGCTCAGAGCAGGTTATTAAGCTGCTAAAGCGTAGTTTTCGTCGTTTGCGACTATTTTTTGCGGCTTTTTACGAGGCCAACCGCCCCTCGGCATGCACCTTGGGTTTCGCAAATCCCGTCGAATCCAGAATCAGCCCCAATGTGTTACGTTAAGTATAACAGAGTTGTGACACGCGTGACCAGCCCCCGATTTTCCTTATCTTCAAGGATTTACCGCTCATTTCGCGTGATGGAACGATTTGCTTAAATAGCCAGCAACGAAAGCGGTGTTATCAGGGAACGTTTAGCGGCCTGCATTCTTCATGATACGGGCTTTATCCAGTTGCCACTCACGCTCTTTCAGGTCTGAGCGTTTATCATGCTGTTTCTTACCTTTTGCGACGCCGATTTTCACTTTGCACCAGGCGTTCTTCCAGTACAGTGAAAGCGCGACGACGGTATAACCTTCACGATTGACGCGTCCGTACAGGGAGTCGAGTTCGCGCTGGTTCAGTAGCAGTTTACGGGTGCGAGTGGGGTCGCACACGACGTGCGTTGAGGCGACGGCCATTGGCGTAAAGTTTGCGCCGAACAGGTACGCTTCGCCATCCCTGAGAAGGACATAGCTATCGCTAATATTTGCTTTGCCCGCGCGCAGGGATTTAACTTCCCAACCTTGCAGGGCGAGTCCAGCTTCGAACTCTTCTTCAATAAAGTATTCGTGTCGGGCGCGCTTATTCAACGCAATAGTGGCTGAGCCAGGTTTGTGTGCTTTTTTCTTCGTCAT